GCCTCCGCCTTTTTCATACTGCTTATTCAGCTTGTCCAAATCCGCTTGCAGGCTTTGGACGGTTGCGGAGTTGTCACCGTACTCTTTTTTTGCTTTTATCAGAGCGGAACGAGTGAGCTCTATTTCGCTCTGGCATTCTTCCATTGTTCCGTTGTAGTCCTCAATTTCATCTGTAGCGTTTGCAAATCCAGATGCAATTCCAACCAATCCTGCCGTACCACCAATTAAAAGACCCGCTATTGTTAAGAACCCGCCAGACGTTACATTTAAAGTGGCGCACGCCTTGCTAACAGCGCCAATTGCTCCGGAAACAGCAATCAGCCCAACCGTCAGCACACCAGCCGCCACCGTTGCCGCTGTCATGCCAGCGGTTAGTGCTTTGTGCTCTGCCGTAAACGCCCGTAAATCCTCTAACCCACTGGAAAGTCCCTGTGTCAGCCAACTGAGTGCCGGTTCAAGTGTTTCTGTTACCAAGCTGCCGGCACTGCGTTTCAGCGATTCCAAAGAGGATGCAAAGTCATTATACCGAATCTCATTGATGGACTGCATGGCGCCTTCCACATCCTGATAAGCAGCGCTTGTGTTGTTTAGGGAAGTAATAACCTTCATGGCATTATCTTCACCAAGTGCGCTCCAAACATTGGAGGCAATGGACAGCGCTTCTTGTTGATTGGTCATTGCAGATAAATCCGCAATGACCGATTGAAATACTTCCTTTTGCGATGCAGTGCCGACTTGCCAGCGGACAAACAAATCTTGCGTCCGTTCAGAAAAGCTGTCGATATTTTCCGCAATACGCCCATCCGACAAAGAAATAGAGAATTCCTTTACAAAGTCGTTGACCTTGTCCAGATTATATGCGCCGCTGTCCAAACCGTTTTGCAAAACTGTAAACATTTCCTCTGCGGAAAATCCAGCCTGTGCCCATAATTGGGAGTATTCTGCAATGTTGTCTGTTAATTCTCCACTCTTGTCCAGACCATTTTGTGCACCGGTTACGATATAGTCAAACGCTTCTTCTGCGGTTAGCCCCATATTGGTCATTAAGGCGCTGACACCACGGAGCGTTTCATTGATATCACTATCGAATGTATCACAGAATACCATGGCATCATTGGCAATCAGCTCCATGGACTCGGTGTCCATTCCTTTAAACTGCTGATTTACCAGTGCAAGGCTGTCAGAAACTTCCTCTAAACTCTGCCCCATTCCATGCGTATAGATTTCTGTTACACTGTCTTTCATTTGCAGCATTTCTGCCGCGCTTTTTCCGGTTTGACTTTGTAGTTTGTTGAATGCTTGCTCTGCCTCATTTACATTGTCAATCAGTTCGTGGATTGCAAACGCACCCGCAACAGTAGACAGTGTATCTTTTAAAAGGTCTGCGGCATCTGACAGTGCATCCATGCCCTTTCCGCTTGCCTCGAACCCTTTTGCACTGCTCTGTGCGGAATCTCCTACCCCCTTGAATTCATCTCCCAAACCGCTTAATTTTGGATCCAGTTCATCTGTTTGATCCGCTATTTTTTTATAGGCAGTTTCGGCTTTCAACAATGCTGCTGCGCCGTCAACCTGGAATCCAAGCTTCACGATTGCCTCACGCAGCACTGATTTTACAGACGTATCGCATCACCTCCTACCCATTCGCCGTTTGAGATCTTGCTCTGTTTTTAGCTTTTCCCGATATCGTTCCTGCGCTTCTTGTTGAAGATCTAGCGCAGCATTGGCTTCTTCAATTTCGTCCCATGTCATGCGGTAAAAAACTGTTTCATAGTCAAATCCAGCATCACTTAGAACCAGCCGCCAGAGCGCCAGATTCTTCTTCACGTTCTCTCGAATTTGACTGTTCTTCCTCGATTTCACGAAATCGGCCGCTCATCACGGACGATGCGAAATTGACAACCGCCCGCAGCTCCTGCACGCTGTCAAAATCTTCAATCTGCAACCCGGGCGGATCTACAATTGCATTACTGAGCAGGTATTCGTAAAATCCAATTTCATTGGACTTATATCGATCAATTGCTTCTAATGCCGGTCGTACGCCATTAAACTGCGCAGTATACGTAACGCCTTTGATTTCCTTTGTAGCAGTATAGAACTTATTCTTTTCTCGTTTCATGTTGTTACACGCTCCTTAAATCATATCAATATCCATATCTGCAATGCAGATGCTCAGTGAAATATCAGACGCATCGCCTGTAAATCCAGGAATCTTGGAAAACATGGCGTAGTTTCCGCCCGCACGCCGTCCAGTTGACTTGTCCGTGCACCAAATTGGGAATAGCGTATGATTCTTAGCCAATTCCACCAACCGTGCATACTGTGGGCAGGAGATCTTTACCGGCAACGTGCATGTGCCGTTCTTTGCTGCATTTACAGCGAAAACAGACGCACCATCTAATCCTGTGCTGAGGGTGACAGAATCGTTGCTGTAATCGAATGTAATAGGGCTTTCCCCTAGCCCCGTGATATAAACACCATCAATTGTCAATGTGACCTTGGACGGGTCAAATACAACCGGCTGAATTGCATCCATAATCAGTTCCTCCTTTTTTACAGTTCCATGTTTACACTGATGTCTACGGTATCAACAGCGCCCTGCGCAGTAAAGGTTACCGTACCAATCTTATAGGCACGATTCGCTAGATCTTTCGCATCCACCTGAGAAACAGACGGGTAATCGACCGTGTACTGATAGGTGTTAGCTGCCTTTTTAGCAATCATGCCCTTGCTGCAACAGTCTGTCATGACGGATACCGCAGCATTTTCCAAAATTGAAATGCCATCATCATTGAACCGAACGATATCATTATCGTTTAATGCTTTCTGCGTAACAATAGTCAGCTGTTGCACCACATAATCTTCCGTGTCCAAGGTATCCAGATAGCGCTTGTTTGATGCGGATTTTCCGGTTGATGTGACAGTATCGCCGCTGCGCTCTACAACTGTGAAATAGCCATTCTTGTGCAACGTATCCAGTTCCTTTGCAGTCAATGCAACCGGCGCAATTCCGTTAATTACCATATTCCGATAATTAATGGATCCTGCGATTTTGCCTGCAACTGCGCCAACGACAGCTGCATTTACATAGTTGGTAGATGCCTGCGGATGATAAACCGCAACTGTTCTGGTATAATCCGTTAGGGTTAGTTTCTTTTGCTTTTCATCTGCCATTGTAATCGTTGCTGTCATGGTTTCAGATAAATTGCTGTGCAGGAATAGCAGTTTTCGCTGTTCCAACGACTCAATGTATTCCGCCAATTGCAGTTTTGCTTCCGGTTCCACAATGCCTACCAGCACCAGCTGGCGCCATCCCTTATCCAAATACGGGGACAATGCCGCTTCCATGTCACTGAATGTTGTTTTGTTTCCGATGCTGATAATGGCGATCCGGTTCGGCGGCTGATTCTGTTGGCAGATCTTATCGGCAGCTCCGTACAAATAGGTGTTCTTTGCCTTTTCTGTTTTTGCGACTCGTTCAGCTCGTGTGTCGGAATCCATGTAGCCTGCGGTTACATCCACAATCTGATTCAAATTGTAGCATTCCTTATAGCTGCAAGCAGCGTCCACGGCGCTTCCAGCCGCAAGAATTAACGGGAACCATGTTCCCTCGCTGCCGGCAGCGGATGTGATGTTGACGTTAACGGTAACATCTGATAATGCCATAATGCTTCATTCTTTCATTTTTTGATGTTCCATTTCCCATTAATGGAAACAGATTCGATGGTCGGTTCTTCAAGTGGAATGGTGTGCATCATACGAAATGTTACATCCATACCGTTTCGGTATTCAAATTGAATGGTGAGCAGGTTGTCACGACTTGTAAGGTCCGTATTTCCTGCAACGGCAATCCCATTTTTTCCGATTTTATCACGCCCTGCACGAGCAAAAAAGTCGTAAAGCAGCATCGACTTCTTGCGGCACAATCTGCTGTCATCAGATTGTACGGTAAAACTCCATGTTTGTTCCATAGGCTGATAGAGAACGCCGTTTTTTTGATCGCAATAGGTTCCGCCAACTGCACGAACAGGCGTAATAATGGTATACGAAATGTACGGATACGGCGGCATAGGTGCAGTCTGATTGGCCAGCACAACGGTACATCCCGTATATTGTGACAGTTCATTTACAATGGTGGATTCATAATCCTGGTCAATCATCGTGCTCCTCCTCTCGGCAAAACGGTTCTACCCATGCCAACCGGTAAACATACACGCCTGTTAATGCAGCATCGCTATGATCCCGGTCAACGACAGGTTTGTACATCTGTCCACGAAATTGCACCTGCACACGCTCCAGCACATGTGGAATTGGCTGGAGCATATATAAGATTTTATCTTCGGCAGCGTAATTTCCGCCGTCATTGCGGAATGCGGACCGATTCTTGGACAAGATTGCACCCTTGCACTTGCAAGGAGTGGTTTCGCCCGACTGATAAATGCCGCTTTTGTAGCTGCCGGGTTCTTGTACTAGCAACACGATATCTCGACTATACTTGCGAACCAGTCGCTTAAAGTGGAAGTATGGGCGCTCCATCAGTTCTTTCCCCCTATTTTATAGGTGATGCTGTTAATCATTTCTCCTGTTTGAACCAATGGATTGCTTTTGCTTCCACCTTCCAGTGCTTTTGTTGCTTCTGATTTCGGCGGGCTCTCCAGATTGATTGCAAATTCTCTGATTGCAGATGCCGCCTTTTCTCCAATGTTCCTCAAAAGCGTATCATATCTGGTGTTTTTTGTAAGGTACGCACCAAGAAGAATATCAATTTGAGATGCTATTTTTTCTTCTTCGCTGTCAAACCCTGCACGCAAAAATGAACGTTCTGGAATCACAATTTCTGTTGTGGATTCTTTTAAATGGATCCCATTGTGATGCAGCCACGCTCGCATTTTAGGCGTAACAGGAATATGGCATCCAAATTCATGAATACCCGCTAGATAGGCATGATCCCCAAAAGAACCAATTTCAATAGTCTTTCCGCTGAGTTTCCTTACTTTCGTTCGCATGAGCGGAAGCAGGTCTTTTTCGATGTGAAAGGATGCTCCCATTCTCTGCATCAACTCCTTTCTTAGCTTCTGAAGAAACTGCCCTGCTGGGAGCCGATGGTACAATCGGTTCCAACGGCCGGACTGCTTCCAATCGTTTGCCTTTAATCATAATATGTATCCCACCTTTCTGGCTGTCTGTATGTCCATTGCTGCTGCTTTGGAACGAATCGGACTGCTGTAAACCATTTTGGCAACAGCCCCTGCGCCAATGCAATCAGCGAATTGCAAATGCCGTCTGAGGAGAAGCTTTGGGAAAGTCCCTCAATGCTTTCTGATGTGACGTTTCCACCCTGAACAGTATCTCGATATTGCTGCAAGAATAGTTTTGCACCGGCTGGAAGTGCGGATAGTGTGTCACCATCAATAGTCCCAATTGGCAGCGTTGTATAAGCCTTTAGCCACTCTAGACCGGACTCTACCCACATACAGTCCTGTGCATCTGCATCTGGAAAAATACCCGCATCTTTTAATTGCTCCGGTGTCAGCATGTTGTTTTCCCCTCTGGCGGCTTTGCTCGGCTTTTTCGTGGCGGTAGATCATTCTTCTTTGGCTCTGCCGTGTTTGCTGGTTCCGGGACTTCTGCCCCGGCTGGATAAAATACCCCGTTTGCTTTTACAGCGTGATCATATACCATTTACGCCACCTCAATTGCATAGCATTCTTCCATCCGTTCAAAGGACGGCAATACAATTTCAGATGCAGTTGTTTTGGTATTAACTGGGTCTGTAGTTGTTGTTACAGTGACCGCTATGCCAGTATTTACAATCGACAAATCCGCATCCAGTCCAGCAGAATGAGAAGATTGCGCGGCACGTTCCTCCGGCGTTGTGCCATAGTAGGTTGATCCAAGAGACCCGGACGGAAGCAGCATAACAATATTATCTGGATAGAACGCGGCAACTGTTCCATCTTCCTTCTTAAACTTCTTGGTGTATACCACCAATGTAACGGACAGTTCCTCTTCGATGAAAGATTTCACACGTGCAGAGGTATAGTTTACATTCGGCGTGCTGTTCTGCGAAAGAATGCCGTCTCTTACGCGCTTTGACTGCTTCATCAGTTTGAATGTTGCTTTGCTCATCAGCACAATTTCCGGTCTGCTGCCGGTTGCTGTTTCTTGTGCTTCCATCGCATCTTCCAAATCCTGAACCGGGTCGCAGGTTGCAGATGCATCCCATTTGTTCTCTGCCGTTGTAATCTGCATGTAGTGTTCTTTTTTCCAGCTGCCATCCGGATCATAGTTGTACGTATAATCCGTACCGTTTGCCTTGATCTCAATGCCAACCTTTCCGCCAATTGGTGCCAACAGCTGCATAATCATACGTTCCGGAACAACGTTTGCGCCATCAACCAGCGCCTGGGCATCATCGAAAATGCGTTCCAGAACATCTGCTGCATATGGATCGTTGGCATCCTGTACCCGCATGATTTCCTGTTCGTCTTCTTCTGTAATCAGCATAGACTCCCGGAAGAATGCCATCTGTGTTTTGCTGATGGATACGCCAATCCGGTCACGGAATGTGGACTTCGCATCAAATGCAGACGGTGCAAGCGATACGGGAAGCCCCTTGTTGCCACGGATCCACTTTAGATCCAATCCCGCCTTTTTACGTGCCGGAAACAACCCTGCGCCGTAATACGGAATGCTGTTCGATGCAGTTTCCGTCCAGTTTGCTGCAATTGCTTCTGCGGTAAAAACATCTCTTAAGTTCATATGTTACCTCCTAGTCTACAAATTGAATCAATTTCAATGCAGCGACAGCCTTAGCATCCGGTACAGCCGGAAGCTTGCTGGATTGAATGAATCCATGTACCACGATGGTGCCGTTTGGATTTTCTGCCAGATTAACCGGCGACAGCAAAACGCCTTTTGCTTTGTCGTCATTGCTTGGAACTACAGTTCCAGCTGGGATTACGTCATTTGTAGCCAGCGCTGTCAGCGTCCCACAATTATACGGAACCGCAACATAGTGGTCATTTGCCAAAATGATGGAATTGGTTCCTACTGTAGTTGTTTGAAACTTCATACCTTTTGTCCTCCTGTATAACGTTCTCGAATTTCTCTTGCACGCTTTTGCCCTTCCAGCTGTGCAGTGCGGAATGCGGGTGCAGCAGAACCGCCCTCACTCGTGCCTGACGGTTGCTGTGGCTGCCGCCCTGCATTGCGGTAAAACTTTTCCGTCTGCGCAGTCTCACGCTTTGCCAGAAGCTCTTGCAAAGATTTCACCTTGCTGTCAATGTCGGCTGCATTCTTGCCCAGTACAAATGGCATCAAATCAGTAGAGGTAACACCGTCTGTACACAGCCCGGCAGATTCCAGTGCATGTACAGCATGTAATCGGTTTTCACGGTCTGTCAATGTTGCCTCTCGGTTTGCCAGCTGCGTTTCTCGCTGTGTCAATTCCAATCGTGTCTGTTCTTCCTGCGACAAATACCGCTGCTGGAGTGCTGCTAATTGCGCACGCAGGCTTTCATTGTCTGCTGTCAGCTGCTGGATGGTAGCCCCTTCCTCATTGGAATCTGGCGCTGGATCCGGAGCAGGTGCCCCTGGTTCTCCGTTCGGCTGTCCTTCCGGCTGTGATGTAGCAGTTCCTGCATCTGGTGCAGCGCCGCCATCCACGCCGGAATCTTCCGCAAAGAATTGAAGCGGAATGTGAAATAAGGGTTTCTTCATATTGCTCTCCTTTCTGATTTTTGGTATAAAAAAAGCACCTGATTGCTCAGATGCTAATTTTCAATAAAAACACCGTACCCACAGGC